AGGGGCTTGTGTGGTCTAAGACACTGTTATGGGGGTGTCAAGGATTGCCCAAGCCAAGGGCCAAGCCTCTATCTAAGCGGGGTTTTTCTTTTGGCACAGACCGTACTGGTCGCGTTAGCAATGGGCCTATAGGGGGCCGCTGCCAAGAGAACCCGAGCGCCATTACCCAGCGCAGTCAGACTTCCATAGGTACTGACACGAACGAGGACGGCATTTTGATGCTGGCGATTAGCACCCGTAAGGTGGCCTCGGAAGAAGAATATGGCCCTAGCGGGAGAATAGGATTTATTTCCTATTAGGACTTTTGAATGGGAACATCAAAAGCCATGGGTTTCCTATTGACTAAAATAAATCAGCACCCTAATATCTTAACAAGAACTATAACTATTGACTCCTTCATAGTTGTGGTTCGCTCGTCCTCCGTGTAGTGCCTTGTCCCGCCTTGAGCGGGATTTTTTTTGGAGATAATCATGCCGATGGTCGGAAAGAAAAAGTATCCCTATACCCCTGCTGGCATGGAAGCCGCCAAGAAGGCTGCTGACAAGATGGGTATGCCCAAGAAGCCGAAGATGGCAAAGAAGGGCAAGAAATGAAGCCCGGTCTCTATGCAAATATCCACGCTAAACGCAAGCGTATCGCAGAAGGTTCAGGCGAAAAGATGCGTAAGCCCGGCACAAAAGGCGCACCTACGGCAAAGCAATTTAAAGCCGCTGCGAAAACGGCCAAGAAGTGACAATTATCTGGTTCAATCTCTGGCTACTGTCTGCGGGGCATATGACATTAATTGGCACGTTTGAGACTCTTGAGGAGTGTCAGGCAAACAGGATTGAACTAGAAACAAGTGTTCCCGGTGATTACTATTGCAAGTTCATAAAAATGGAAAGAGTATAAATGGACAGGATTAGCAAACTTGAGAGAGCGAAGAAGCGGCTAAGTCCAGCCGAAATCCGCACTCTGTTTGCTGACCTTGCTGAACCGTTTGTGCCGGGGCTGAATGCTGTCCGTGAGGGGATGGCGGGGAACTATGGAACCGCTGCTGTCTCCGGCCTGCTAGATGTTGGTGGGCCGATTGGTAAAGGTGTAGGACTCGCTGCTGCACCGCTTATGGGTGCTATCAAAGTATTTCATGGTAGTCCGCATACCTTTGACAAGTTTGATATGTCCAAGATTGGTACTGGCGAAGGCAATCAGGCTTATGGACGTGGACTTTATTTTGCAGAAAACCCAAAAATTGCTCTTGATTATAAAAAACGGCTTAGCAAAGATACTCCGGGAGAACTTTACGAGGTAAACCTTCGCTGGCCTGAAGCGCGTGAAACCACGGACCCGTTAGGACCACAGCATTTTATTGATTGGGACAAGCCTTTAATAGAACAGCAAGGCGTGGCAAAAATTTTAAGGTCGATTGCAAAAGATAAAGATTATCTTCCAGAGTCAATCAAAAAACTTCCCGACTATTTAACAGGGAAACAATCCCTAGAATTACTTGGTTTGTCTGATAAATTTTCTGGAGTTTTTTTGCCAACGCAATTAAATTTCAAAGGAATTCCGGGAATTAAATATCTTGATGCTTCCAGCAGAACCAAAGGTGGAACATCTAACTACGTCATATTTGATGACCAACTAGCCGAGATTATTCGGCGGAATCCGGGGCTACTGGAATGAAATCTCCCGCATGGACACGCTCAGAAGGTAAAAATAAGAAAGGTGGCCTAAATGAAAAAGGTCGCAAGTCTTATGAGGCCGCTAATCCCGGCTCCGACTTAAAGGCTCCGGTCAAGTCTGGGGACAACCCCAGAAGGGCGAGCTTCTTGGCAAGAATGTCAGGAATGCCGGGTCCAGAGCGTAAGCCAGATGGAAGCCCGACACGCCTGCTGCTCTCTTTGCAAGCATGGGGCGCATCCAGTAAGGCAGATGCAAAAAAGAAAGCCGCAGCGATTAGCGCACGCAACAAGAAAAAGTGAAAACTCCCGACACTCTGCATTTAGGTTCTGGTAGACACTTTATCCCTGAATATCTGAACGTGGATATTCTGGAAAGGGTAAAGCCGGATATCGTTTTAGATATAACCAAAGTCGAATTCGGCAAAGAATATGACACGCGATTCGGGCCTATCCAATTGCGTGAGGGAATGTTTAAAAGAATCGTCACTAACGATTGCCTAGAGCATATCCAAGACCTAGTGACTGCGATGCAAAATTGCCGAGACCTGCTAGAGACTGGCGGCACTATGCATATCAGCGTTCCCTACTGGCTGAGTCTAGGGGCTGATCAAGACCCGACCCATGTCAGACGGTTCAACGAGAACTCTTGGGTCTACTACTGCGACTGGTGCTGGTATCTCGGGTGGGACAAAGGCTTTGTAACGCGCTCTATTGAGTTTAAATTGAGCGAGTGGGGCACTACCCTTACCGATCCGCTAGAAACGCTCCTACGCACTCCTACGGCGATTGACGCTATGAACGTGGTATTGGAAAAGCAATGACGCCAGACGAAATCTTTGAATCGCTACTGGGGCGCACCATCGAGGGCGTAGAAGTAGAGGATGGTGATATCTATCTGGAACTCGATGACGAACGAATCTTCGGGCTATGGGTAGATGAGGACGGCGACCTTAACGCTAGTCTCATGGGGCCGAAAACAAACTAGGGGCCGAAGCCCCCAGTTTTAGATCAAAATCGCTGCTAGGAATATCAGGGCGCAGACTCCGGCAAAGCCTAGCCACTCTGACAGGACTGGATGCCGCTGCGAGAAGGTGCGAGTCCAGTTTGTAGTGATATCGTGTTTCATGCTGTAGCCTTTGCGATCGCATCGCGCACCATACGAACAGGGGCGCTTTTCCCGTAATGAGTGAGATACTTGTCATACTGCTCAAGGGCAGGAAGGACTGCAGTTAGCACGGCCAGTAAGTCGCGATTCTGCTGCTCAAGACTGCTGATATATGCGGCTTCGTCTAGTGAGTCGATATATTCGGTGTTCATGCTGTGTATCTTTCTGCTTTATCAATGGCGTCAAATGCAGCCGGAAGTATATTGCCGAGATGCGGGAATCCCTCCTGTGCACAAACTTCCGTGATAGATTTAAGAGCTTGCAATAATTCAAGATTTTGTCGCTTTAGTGTGTTTATATCTGTTTCCATGATTTAGCCTCAGACGAAAATTTATTGGTTAAGAGTTTTTACGGCATTGCAAAGATTTTTAATAAACTGCTCTTTTGTGTTTCCTTTAATGTTTACCCCATACGCTCTATAATAATTTTTTGCTGCGGATAATTTCATAAGGTTACGGTCTAGATTGGTAATAATCGTTTGTGCTGTGTCTTTTGTAAGAATCCAATGGGCATCCATTTTTATCTCCGTATACGCTGTAGTGCGTAGAGCTAGTAGAACATAAAAAACTAGGCCGCGCTATCAGATGTTTTTATGCGACCTATAAGTGTTTGCTTATGCTTCGACTGCCTCGATGAGGTGCTCTGCAATCTCGGTCCAGTTAACGTCCGATAGGAATGCTAGGGCATAGTCACGGGCAAGCCCTTCAGGCGTGTCAATGAATATCAAGTCCTCGGCATATCCTGACAATTCCTTGCCGAGTTCATAGGCGTCAACATCATCCTCTTTAGTGAAGTCGCTCAGGGGAAGCCCGTCAAACACTTCAAGGTTAACGCGCCACGTTGCATAGTTGGTCCAGCCGTTATAAGTAGTCATGATTAGTCTCTCCGTGTAGTAGATAGTCGAATCGCTATCCGTATAAGTATGAGAACACAAATTTTGGTCTAGTGCTATCAGAGTTTCTTATAGTTCGGCGGGGAACAACTCAGGAAAGGTTCGCTCAAGTTCAGCCATGCTAGAGCAGGCAAACTCCCGCGCCACAAGCATATCTCCGAGTTCCTCGTCATCTATAGATCGCACACACTTTGCCAAGTCCCAAAAGGCATTACGGATTGCGTTGGCCTGTTCCTTAGTCATATCAACCTCCAATAGTGAGAAGTTCGAATGTGCTACGGGCGCGCTGCTCAGACACTTTCTTTTCGACGTAGTGGAAGCAAATGCCTGTAGTGTTGCGGATAACGTCATAACCTGAACCGCGCTTCTGAATCCTAATGACTGAACCGCTGCGAATTTTGCGAGTCTCGATGATGGTTGCCATGATTGCCTCCGGTTGTGTTTAGTAATAGTCACACAATTATTTGGTGTGCGCCATCAGAGTTTCTTATAGGTGCTATAAGGGTTCGTGAACAAGAAACTTTCCAAACTTGACGCCGATAGCAAAACTGTCAGGCGTAAGAGTCTTGTCATCGAAGTAGCCACGGGCACAGTAGATTGGAGCGAGTTCAGCAATCCATTGTTGGGCGCTCTCCTCTGAATGGCAGATGGCATGGATAGCAAGAGGATTAGCCTTTTCGTAAACGATGTAGTCCATGATGGTTTCCTATACAGGGGCCGAAGCCCCTAGAGTAATTAGTTAACTCGGATAACCTTACGCATGAACGGATTTACATAGACGATTCCGTTATCGCGCAAGTATTGGACTTCGTGAGTAACAGTCTGCATAGTGTCTGAGCGAACCCATACCTTGCGGTCAGGATTGAAGCGGATATCTACTCCGGCGCGGACTGCATCGATGATTGCTTGTTGGTTGGTAGTGAGTTCCATGATGTTTCCTTTAGTGGGGCCGAAGCCCATGAGTGATTAGAAGTATTCGGTCATGCGTTCCTGCTGTGCGACCACCATACGGTCAAGTTTGTCGCTGTCATACTTGGCTCGCTCAATCAATTGAGCCTTACCGTAAGGCGAAGATGAAAGAGCCTTGTATGATCCTTGAGTAAGGACCATGAAGGCAGGACGGTCAAACTGATTGCGCGAGCGGTACACAACAAAGCCGGCATCAATCAGCCCTTGAGTAACAGGATGCGGAGTATCAATGTCAATGTAGATGTAGCCGTTATTGGCAAGCAGTACGGACTCGATATGCTTAAGAATCGCTGCGCTGTGTTCCGGTGAATACATGACAATCTCCTGTGTAGTCACACTCAAAGTAGAGTGCATGGACTCATCATCTAATAGAAAAGTATCTCGGTCCAATAGTTTGTTCTGATACAAACTCCATAAGCAAAACCTTATAGGTGCAAACATGAATGAGAATGATTCTCAGCCTAAAGTAGGCGTAAATATGGGGAACGCAGGGAAGGGGCGTCCCAAAGGTTCGCCCAATAAAGCCACGTCTACTGTGCGTGAGGCTATCGCTAACCTGCTAGAGCGCAATGGCGAGAACATGGACGCATGGCTTCAGATGGTTGCCTATGGCGATGAGTCACTCAAGGTGAAGGCACAGCCTGACCGCGCTCTGGAAATCATGGCCAAACTCTCTGAGTACCATATCCCCAAACTTGCTCGCACCGAAGTGACCGGCGATGGTGGCGGTCCTCTCAATATCAAGGTAGTTAGCGGCGTAGATGACTGAGAAGATTATCGACACCGGATATCGTCCTAGAGAACCACAAAGGGCTATCCATAGGGCTGTGGCCGCGAATCGGTTTACGGTAGTCGTTGCTCATCGCCGGATGGGTAAGACAGTCGCTGCAATCAATCAACTAATCCACTCTGCGCTAAAGAACGGACAGGAAGCTCCAAGGTACGCATACATCGCTCCGACCTATGGACAGGCTAAGCGGATTGCCTGGGACTATCTGGAGCGCTTCACACGGCCTCTGGATGCCAAGTTAAACGTGTCTGAACTCAAGTCCGAGTTCTACGGTCGACGAATCCAGTTATACGGCTCAGATAATCCTGACAGTCTCCGTGGTCAATACTTCGACGGGGTAGTAATTGATGAGATTGCGGACCAAGACCCTAAAATCTGGAATGAAATCATCCGTCCGGCCCTTGCTGACCGTAAAGGCTTCGCGCTCTTTCTCGGTACTCCGAAAGGTAGAAACCATTTTGCGGATTTCAGGGACCGTGCAGCGTCGTCGGCTGATTGGTCGCTTCTGGAGTTCAAGGCTAGCGAAACTGGGATTCTCGATTATTCCGAGTTGGAATCCGCAAAGAAAGAAATGGGCGAAGATAAGTTTGCCCAAGAGTTCGAGTGCTCGTTCCATGCGGCAGTCGAGGGTTCGTACTACGGGTCGCTGATTAATGACCTAGAAACCCAAGAGAGAATAGCCCGCATACCGCATGAGAGCCTCGCCAAGACATTCTGCGCATGGGACTTAGGGATGAGTGACAGTACAGCAATTTGGGTCGCTCAAATAGCCTCTAAAGAGGTCCGGCTAATCGACTACCACGAGAATCACGGTGTCGGTCTAGACCATTACTTTGAATGGCTACAGGAAAACGGCTACCACCACGCCACCCAGATATTGCCTCACGACGTAGAGGTGCGTGAACTCGGTACAGGTAAATCCCGCAAGGAAGTTCTAGAGGAAGCAGGTCTAGAGATAACCGTTGCTCCTCGGCTATCAGTAGCCGATGGGATACAGGCTGTTCGCCAATTACTGCCGCGCTGCTGGTTTGATATCGATAAGACTAAAGTTGGTCTGGACGCATTAAGAAACTATCGTCGTGAATATGACGAGAAGCGTGCGGTCTTTTATGATAGGCCGCTACATGATTGGTCTAGCCATGCTGCTGACAGTTTCCGGTATCTTGCCATTGGATTACGAGAGGATGGTTCCGATTGGAATCGTCCATTAAATGTAAATACTAGGTGGATTGTATGATTACTGATATTCAGGTTAAGGCTATTCTCGAAAACGAGATTGACGATGCAATCGGTTATCTAGAATCCGATACCACCGATGAGCGAACCAAGGCACTAAATTATTATCTTCGTAACCCTCTGGGTAACGAGATTGAAGGTCGCTCGCAGATTGTTACCGGTGAAGTGGCAGAAGCCGTAGACGGTGCCCTGCCGCAACTGATTCGCATCTTTACGTCCGCAGATGACGTAGTGCAATTTGAGCCTAAGTCTCCGGGCGATGAGCCTTTCGCTAAACAAGCCACTGAATATGCAAACTGGGTTTTCTATCGCCAGAATGACGGCTTCCTGATTCTGCACAACTGGTTTAAGGATGCACTCCTGCAAAAGACGGGTATCGTCAAGGCATATTGGAATGACGAAACTGACGTTATCAAAGAGAAGTATAAAGACCTTACCGATGACGAACTAGTGCTTTTGCTATCGGATGACTCGGTTGAAGTCGTAGAACAGGATACCGAGGAAGTAATCGACCCGATGGGCATGATTTACCGTAAGCATTCGGTAAAGATTCAAAAGAAGGTTGGTGAGGGCAAGATTGTTATTGAGAATGTCCCGCCTGAAGAGTTCCTAATGTCCAAGAATGGTCGGACTGTTCAGGACTCACCATTCTGTGCTCACCGCCGCATGATGACCCGTAGCGAATTGGTGGCTATGGGCTTTCCTCAGGACGTTGTGGACGCTCTGCCTAGCGGGGATAGGCTCCAGTACTCGCAAGAGCGTCTAGCGCGTTATGACCGCTCTGAACAGCCCGACGATACGCAATCAATCGACTACACGATGCAAGAAGTCGAAGTTTACGAATGCTATATCCGCATCGACGAAGATGACGATGGCATCGCTGAATTGCGCCGTATCGTTTATGCCGGTAATGAGATTCTGGAAGATGAGGAATGTGATTACATTCCGTTCCACTCTATCTGCCCGATTCCTATTCCGCACAAGTTCTACGGGCAATCACTTGCTGACCGCACTATTGACTTGCAACTGATTAAGACCACGATTACCCGTCAGATGCTGGATAACCTTTATCTGACGAATAATGCTCGTGTAACTGTGGTAGATGGTCAGGCTAATCTGGATGACCTGCTGACTAGCACTCCGGGTGGCGTGATTCGCGTCAAGAATCCGCAAGCCGTTAATCAGTTGGCAGTGCAGAATGTTGCTGGACAAGCCTTCCCGATGCTTGAGTATCTGGACAATGTTCAGGCCAAGCGAACAGGCGTATCTGATGCCCAGCAGGGTTTGAATCCTGACGTACTGAATAACGTCACTGCTGCTGCTGTATCGGCAATGATGACCGCATCGGCTGGCAAGATTGAACTCATGGCTCGTATCTTTGCTGAAACAGGCGTTAAAAGCCTTATGAAGGGCATCCTGCATCTGCTATGCAAGTATCAGGACAAGCCAAAGGTAGTGCGTCTGAGAGGCCAATATGTGCCTTTTGACCCTAGGCAATGGTCGAATCAGTATGACGTGTCGATTAATGTCGGTCTTGGTACTGGTAGCCGCCAAGAGCAGATTGCAATGTTGCAAATGATTATGCAGAAGCAAGAAACGATTTTGCAGGGTTATGGCCCTGCTAATCCTCTGGTCTCTGTTGGTCAATATCGTGAGACTCTTGGCCGTCTTATCGAAGCAGCAGGCTTTAAGGATACGGATACATTCTTTAAGCCCATTCCGCCTGAGATGGACGCTCAACTGTCGCAACCGCAGCAACAACAGCAACAGCCTGACCCTGCGATTCTCCTTGCACAGGTTGAACAGCAGAAGGCTCAACTCCGCGCACAATCTGATGCTGCACGCCTACAGGCTGATATTCAGGTTGAAACGGCTAAGTTGCAGGCTGAGCGCGAACAGGCAATTGCTGATATTGCGATTCAACAGGCTAAATTGGAAATTGAGCGCGAAAAGAACGCGATTAAACTCCAATTGGAACAAGCAAAGATTCTGTCTGATAACGCAGTAGCGCAGCGTGAAATGGCTCTTTCTGAACGCCAGCAGTTGATTAATGAACTGGAAATGGCTCAGGAGCGCATGGACAAACAAAGTGAGGCCGCTGGTATTCTCAACAGCGTTCTAATGCAACTGAGGGGCTAATATGGCTATTAC